TTCTGTTAACAAATAACGTTGTCCTACCGCTGGTACAGGCAAGCCGTCTCCAGGCGCACTGGCCAACGGATTGATAATTGCTGTGATAGGATCAAGTGTGTTTTGTGGAGCAGTATCCTGGTCCACATCAAACAACACCAGCCGGTCATCGTTGGGGTCAATCACAATGGTACCAATGATGGGATTGGCAGTGTCTTCTGTGTTGGGAGGATTGTTCAGTCGTATTTGACTAATACCTGGACGCAGTGTGCCATATGCATTGATAACTGCTGGCCACAACAACGGAGAGTCTGCCACAATAGCAGTGGGATCTAGATCTTCGTAGCTGCCATTGGGCACTACCACGGGATTGTACAACACTTGAATCTTGTTTTCAATCACCACCAGCTTGTACATCCATGGTGTGATCATCACTCGTGTGCCCAACAACAGGTCGTTGTTGATGATAGCATCCACAAAGTCGCCTTGGGCATCATACATGCTTGCAATCACACGCTCAATAACACCCAGCTTCTTGACCTTGGCCGGAGGACTGATCCAGATTGGCAAGTTAAACTTCAGCGTGGCAATGTCAATGGGATTTTCTGTGCTCATGGGAATGGTTCTCGAAGTCCATTGTGTTGATTCCAATTCAACAACACTGAGTGATGTCCANTCCAAGAAGTTGTCTGTGCTTTGTATTTCCAAACTGGGATTGAACAAGGTTAAAATTTGTTCCAACAACTGCATCTTTTGATTGGTATTTGATGTCCAAATGTCCAGAGTAATTGTTAGCTTGTATGGCACAGGCATCAGTCTTTCAACTGTGAATGCATTACCTTGTGTGGTTTCATAACTCTCAGTAGCTGTATCATAGGTGCGTTGACGAACCACAGTGCGTTGCACATGATATGGTTCTTGCATTCTAGGACGATCATAATCCAGTCCAGTGATATAAAAAGTCATCATGGGTGTTGATGGCAAGGAGTTGGCAGAGTTATCTTGTATGATAGTTTGTGCTTGACGGCTTGCATCGCCGTATCGNATGGGCACACGCAGTAGTGCAGCCACATTGGGGTTGTCTGATTCTCGACCGTACTCTACCTGGAATCCAGAAAAGATTCTGGTAAACTGTAGCAGAAAGCGACGTATTTGTGCGTCGTAAAAAAATTGTTGCATTGTTAACTCGATTTCTGTCCTGGTCGTGTGTCAGGTGCTGGCTTAGGCGCTAACCCGCCACTCTGATCACCATTGTCTGCACGTGGTCGAAGCAAGTCGCTCAAACTCTGACGACTCGGAACGTTACCAAGATCTGTTGTTGGCACAGTGTATGTATTGTTAACAAAGCTAGAGCGTAAAGTATTGTTGTTGGCTCCATTGTTGAGATCTGTTCTCACATTTTCGGCAATTTTGTACCAGCGTGTGCCTGAATACCGGAACATGCGATTTGGAAAGTAATCCAGTCTCAATGCGTAGTCTCCGGCCACAGCATCTAGTGGGAAGCTGACACCGGCTGTGACAGGCAAGCCATTTGGTGCGTGTGCGTCGCCAGTCAAGTAACCCGAAGTCCATCCAAAGCCATCTGGGGTAACATTCATACCGCCTTGTGTGCCATCCACTGTGTCGCCATCCACTGTGCTCAATGATGTGGGATTGGCCGGCTGTCCGTCCAATAGTGTGGGCACAACATACAAGGGTTTGTTGTCNTAGCCAGATTTTGGCACTTCCACATCGGCCTGTACAAGGATGGCATCATTCAGTTGATAATCCTTTTCTCTTGTGCCTTGTTTGTCGCTGATGGTAGGCGGAGTGTACTCACGCCAGTAGTCAGTGTTGGAGATATCCGTACCTGCAGGTGTGTTGACTCGAGCCCGATAATACACGTCACCATAATTTACAATGGCACCAGCGGGATAAAAATCACCCGGATCCCAGATGTACTCAGCCACAAATGGTTTGTCTGTAATTGAATTGTATTCTTGTGCGTCAGTCAACGGTGTAGCTTTCACACGCCACAAGTGCGGCAACCAGGTTTGACTGAAACCTTCACTTGCATAAGCCGCATCTTGAANCACATAATACTTGGGCAACGATCTNCTTAAATCCTTGTTTAAAGGATTGTAGTCACGCAGGTTTGGAACTTCAATCACATCACCACTCATGAGTTTGCGCCCAAATGTGTCAATCATGTCGTTGTAGTGGAACGTGATAAACAAGGTATCATTGTTTAAAAACAATCCAAATTGACTCAAATCAAAGTCAATGTCTTGTGCATTGTAAACACCACGCATGACATAGATATCGTCGTCATACACTCGATCTCTGTTTTCTAACAACAGCAAATCTTGTATGTTCATTGGGTTGAGCTCGTCATAAACAGGCTGGGTGGCGTCGGCGTTGCCCGAAAATGCCGAATCTTCTCCACCGGTGTCTGGACCAAGATATTTGTGGATAAAGAGGTCTAATCCGCCAACAGTGTACATCTCACTGATTGTGCGGTCCAGAAATTGGTAATCTCTAGTGCGATTGGGACGGTATAGGCTTAAACGTGGCATAATGTTATTTATAGCATTTTGGTTGACTGAATATTCCCAAAATGCTATAATTAGCACTTAACAACAAAAGGAGCCACCATGCTTACAGATGTACAAAGCGCACAAATTAATAATACTGAAGTATACACTTTAGATTATGAGGCAGAAGCCATGCAAAGCTACAAGGACACAGGCGAGGACCTAATGGACGAGCTTGAGGTACGTGCTACTAATGTTATTTTGGAACAGACAAAGTGGGACGCTCGCGAGGACCTGGGCGGCATTACAGTTTACTTTCGAGATAGTACTTTAGTAGCATTCTACGATTACGAGCAGTTTCGCGGCACTGTGTTCTAAAAACAACACAGTTAGCAGAGATTGACATCAAAAGCAATCTCTGCTATAATTACAGTTATTGCTTTTTGGAGATCATATGAAAGTCGCAACAAAACCTGTCAAGCCCTTGAATCCACGTAGTGCGGATACCAATGCCATGGGCATGGAACCAACTTGGGTACGCCAACCTACAGATAATCGATTTAGTGCTTTGAGCAAAGCATTTTCTTGGTACAATTATTTTTACGGCAAAAAAGATGCCCGTGAGATGATTGTTGCATATCTAGAAGCACATGACCGCAAAGCAGATGTTCGTACGCTCAAACAGATTCCAGACAGCTCAATCAGATTAACAACAGGTTGGTTGTGTCGCATGAGCTTGGTTGGACTAGAGCTCACCGAACATGAACAAACCAAATTAGATAACTTGTTAAAAGAATTGTTAGAATCCAAACAAACTGAGGTTGAGGTTGAGGCCCCGGTAGAGGATACAGTACCAAGAATCACTATTCAGGACCGCCTGCGTGAGAAGGTATCAGAGTGTGCGGGTGAAATGGATGGCTTGTTTGACGAGTTTATCTTGGCAGGAGCCAAACTCAATGCAGACTACAAACCCGTGGTTCTCATGCGTTCAATGAATATTGCACCACAAATGGTGAATGACATCAAGCAAATTTGGACCCGTAAACTTGCAGAGTTTGACGAGGCAGTAGCAGGCAAAGATGCGGACTTGGTACAGGGCTACGGATACCTCTCTAAGATACAGTTAAAGAATTGTGTAAAGTTCTGTGAGCTTGTGATTTCAGACTGTGGTGCCTATGTGCAGATTAAAAAGGTCGAGCGCAAGCCACGCAAGGTCCGGGCAGTGCCACCTGAGAAACGTGCCGCAAAGTTCAAGCATATTGTGGACTTTGCAGAACTCAAACTCAAGGGCTTGCCAGCCGCAAGTTTAGTGGACAAGTCAGAAGCCTGGTTGTATGACACCAAAAAACGCAAGCTGATCCACCTTGTTGCTGACAGTCATACACAGGCATTTACTGTAAAGTCAAACTCAATTATTGGGTTTAGTACAGTTGAGAGCCAGCAAAAAACTGTGCGAAAGCCAGCAGAGGTACTCAAAGCCTTGGGTGCCGCAGGCAAGCCAGCCGCAAGAAAGATCTACAAGGACTTGACCACCACAGAAACACCCTTTAACGGGCGTGGTACAGAGAACTTGATCATTCTAAAAAGCTGGTAAATAAAGGGGACGGAGTCCCCCAATGGCAGAACAGCAACAAAACTCGCTTGAGATGCTCAAGCAAAACATGATAGAATATGTAAAGCTTCAACTTGGTGATCAGATTATTGATCTCGAGTTGGACCCTGCTCACTACGAAGCCGCCTATCAAAAAACACTAGGCACTTACCGTCAACGGGCCAGCAACGCTTATGAGGAAAGCTACAGCTTTATGGAACTGGTCAAAGATGTCAACATCTATCAGTTGCCACAAGAGGTTGTTAGTGTACGTCAGATATTCCGCAGACAGTTTGGTGATGCCACAGGCCAGGCCAGTAACTTTGATCCATTCTCTCAAGCCAGCATGAACGTTTACCTAATGAATTTTAACGTAGCAGGTGGTCTTGCCACATACGACTTTTACAGTCAGTACGTTGAATTGGCTGCACGTATGTTTGGCGGCTACATGAACTACACGTTCAACCAAGTAACAAAGAAAATACAACTGATCCGTGACCCAAGAGGCACCGGCGAGAACGTGTTACTTTGGACATACAATCTAAAACCTGAAGTTAACTTGTTACAAGATTTCCAAATTCAGCAATGGATCAAGGACTATATGGTTGCCAACTGTAAAATGATCATTGGTGAAGCACGTGAGAAGTTTGGTTCAATTGCAGGACCACAAGGCGGTGGTACCTTAAACGGTGCCGCAATGAAAGCCGAAGCCAAAGAAGCTATCACAGCCCTAGAAGAACAGCTCAAAAACTATGTGGATGCTAGCCAGCCACTTACCTGGGTAATCGGCTAACCATCCGTTGCGTGTCAACAAGCCTTGTGTTATAATAGCACATGGACTTGATGATCGACTTAGAAGGGCTTGCAACAGGCCCAGACACTACAATACTAACTATTGCGGCCCAGAGCTTTGACCCGTTAGGGCAAGGCCATTCTGGACAGAGTTACTATGCCAGAGTCACACTAGAAAGTCAAGAAGATCGTGCCATCGATCAAGGCACAATTGATTGGTGGGCCACACAACCTGCTGTGGTTCGGGACGAAGCGTTCAGTGAACAAGATCGTATCCCGTTAGATCAAGCTCTAGACGGGCTAGGCCGGCTGATTTGGCACTCCACCAGAATCTGGGCACAAGGTCCCACATACGACATGAACATTCTGGAGCATGCTTACAAGAGTTATGGCAAGCCATTGCCTTGGAAATACTACATGGTGCGAGACAGCCGTACTGTGTTCTCGTTATGGCCTGATCAGCCCATCCCACCCACCAGCCACCATGCACTAGAAGACTGCCGCAGACAAATAGGCATGCTACAACGCACACTTGATCATCTTAATGTAACCTCCTTAAAATGACCCTTCCTAAACTGCTGATTATTGGCAACGCTCGACACGGCAAAGATACTGTGTGTGATATTCTGCGTGAAGAATTTGGATATAGTTTTCGTTCTAGTTCAGACTTTTGCGCTGAAAAGTTTATCTATGCAGAACTCAAAAACAAATATGGATACACTAGCTATGCACAATGTTTTGAGGATCGGCACAATCATCGAGCAGAATGGTATGACATGATTCATGCTTACTGTAAAAACGATTATGCTAGACTGGGTAGAGAAATATTTGCTGAAAATTCAATCTACTGCGGACTGCGTAACAAGAGCGAGTTCCATGCCATGCGTAACACCCAGGTATTTGATTATGCTGTTTGGGTGGACCGCAGTGATCACTTGCCCGCAGAAGATCAATCTAGTATGAGCCTGGAAATTTGGATGGCAGACTATGTGATTGACAACAATGGCGGACTAGAAGACTTGCGCAGAAGCTCACGTGAATTGATGTCTACTCTGTTGTATAAATATTCCTTTAAGGAATCCGTTTGATAGTATTGTTTAATGACAGTCCAAATCCTCCTATTAGGTCACTTGGGGTATATAGGATAGCCACAGAATTAAGAAGACATGGCGTAGAAGTAGAAGTTATTGATTTTTTGTCTCATTGGGATCAGTCTGTACTACTAACATACTTGGACACTATCGCAGAAGTCGAATGGTGGGGATTTAGTACTAAATTTTTTCCTCCCACATACAACTCAGACAAATTTGCTGGCCAGGCCACTTTTCGCAACAACAAATGGACCACTGACAATAAAGATGCTGGGTTTATGACTGAATTGCTTAACAAAGACGAAGCTCTATTAATTGATTACATAAAAAATCGTCAAGGCACAATTGTAGTTGGAGGTCCCAATGCTGAGATAATTCAACACATGCCAGTAAATGTTGATATCATATGTGCTGGGTACTCAGATCTGGCAGTTTTAGCTGTACATAATCATATTGTACAAGGCAACGACCTAATTTATACACACTTCAATAATAAAAAATATGTGGATGCTGACAAACACTATGCAGTTCAGATATTAAATAATTTAACTACTGAATATGCTGATTCAGATTTTGTAACAGACGACTGGGTATTGCCTATTGAAATAGGTAGAGGTTGCATTTTTCAATGTGCATTTTGTGAGTTTGATCACTTGGGCAAAAAGCCGGGAACCTACATCCGATCCAAGGAAGAAATCAAACAAGATATCCTGTATAGATACAACTCATTTGGTGTAAAAAAGTTCATGTTTGTTGACGATACATTTAATGACAGCCTGGAAAAAATGTATTTGATTCGAGATATCCGACAAGAAACTGGTATAGATTTTGAATTTTGGAGTTATTGCCGAATAGATCTTCTGGCAGCAAATACTGAACAAGTGAATCTTATTCCAGAAATTGGATGGAAGTCATTTACAGTAGGTATTGAAACATTCAACCGTAATAGTGGAAAAGCTGTGGGTAAAGGCGCAGATCCTGAAAAGCTCAAACACTTTTTGATTGAGCTAAAAGATCGATTTCCTNAACTGAGATTACAAGTTAACATCATTGTNGGATTACCNCATGACACCGAAGACTCCATTAGAGAAACTGCAGAGTGGTTTTTGGCCAATCCTGATGTCGCTGAATATGTTAAATTTGCCACATTGAGAATTAAAAACCCCGAAGGTCTTACTAAAAACATCAGTAAAATGAGCAAAGACCCAGAAAAGTACGGTTACAAAATACTAGATAGAAAACAGTTTGATGTATACAAATGGACTACTCCTTACTTGGACACTAGTACTGCCCAACAACTAGTAGAAAAATATAATCCGTTGTTATGGCAAGGAACAAATAATCGCAGGCCCGATCACGTGACCGCACTAAGTGATCAACCTTATTTTTATACAGATAGATTTTATGTAATAAAAAATTATATTTCAAAAAAATTACATTACCGGAATGTTTAACAATCGGGGTTCAGATCCCCTGGCTTCCAGGGCAATACACTTTTGGCAACTTCTTCTACACAGTTGCGACAAATACATTTTAGATTTTTAACACCAGTATTGTTTAGATCTCCGTCAACATGATACACTAGAATTTGACTTGAGTATCGGGCTTTGAACCCGCACTTGTCACACACTAATTTTTTTTTGAATCCTGCGGCTTCCCACCGTGGGATTCTTTTTTTCAGGCCACGACGTTTCCTTGCACAGCTCTCGCATCTAGTACGATAGTGTGCAACACCATTACAATGATAGTTAACAGCACACGGCAGTTGATTACATGCTTGACAAATGGGTCTCATACGGTATTTAGCAACAGGACCTTTGGCAAAGGGCGCCGTAACGACGACTTTTTAGCAGTTGTCTATAAATATTGTATCTTGAAAAGGAATTGATCATGGCTCTAGTATCTCCAGGCGTAGAAGTAACAGTTATTGACGAAAGTCAATATATCCCTTCCGCTGTTAACACAGTACCGTATTTCTTAATCGCTACTGCTCAGAACAAAGTAAGCTCTAACGGTGTTACCGTTGCAGCCGGCACATTGGCAGCCAATGCCAATAAGACTTATCTAATCACAAGTCAACGAGACTTGGCAGCCACATTTGGTGTGCCATTCTTCTATCAGACCAC